GTGGCTCGGGAATATGCCGATACGCTCCAATTTACAACGGCTACCGACTTTTTACATTATGACGGGATATGTTGGAACGAATCCGACGAACAAGCTCTCGCTGTGGTGCAGGAATTAACCGACAGGCAGCTACAAGAAGCGGAGACTGCGGAACATGTTGCTTGGCAAAAGCTAAAGCAATCCGGTGGGTCTGATGTGTTAGTCGGCTCCGGTGCAGCTAAGGCAAAGAAACTGTTTGATGCAACACAACTGGCAGCCTTTACCCAATATGCGATCGCAAAGGAATATAAAACCTTCGTCATCAAGCGTCGCGATACCAAATATTTAAACTCCTGCCTGCAGGCGGCAAAACCCATGCTGCAATGTAAGCCGACAGAACTCGACAATAATGAATTCTTACTGAACACCCCACTAGGCACATATTATCTGCCCGATGGATTATGTGGCATACACCCGCCAACAGCAACGGATAAAATTACCAAGGTAACGGAGGTTTCACCCGGTGATGCGGGAAAAGATTTGTGGCTTTCTGCCATCGATACCTTCTTTTGCAAAGATGCAGAGCTTATCGAGTATGTCCAGCAAATTGTGGGACTGGCTGCTATCGGAAAAGTATACGTGGAAGCCCTTATCATCGCTTACGGTGAAGGCCGCAATGGGAAATCCACCTTCTGGAATGTTATCTCCCGTGTACTTGGCACCTATAGCGGCAACATATCGGCGGATACATTAACTGTCGGCTGTCGCCGGAATGTAAAGCCGGAAATGGCCGAGGCTAAAGGAAAACGGCTGCTTATTGCCGCCGAGCTTGATGAAGGTATGCGGCTCAACACCTCCATCATCAAGCAACTATGCTCGACGGATGCAGTTTTTGCGGAAAAGAAATATAAAGATCCCTTCCAGTTTATTCCCAGCCATACCTTGGTGCTCTATACCAATCACCTACCCCGCGTCGGTGCCAACGATCCCGGTACCTGGCGCAGGCTCATTGTGATACCCTTTAACGCTCACATTGAAGGAAACAACGATATCAAAAATTACGCAGACTACCTGCTGAAAAATGCAGGCGAGTATGTACTGGCTTGGATTATTGAAGGGGCACAGAAAATCATTCAGAAAAAGTTCCAGCTTACCACACCAGCCTGTGTGCGGGAAGCCATCGGCTCGTACCGTGAAAACAACGACTGGCTCGGCCATTTCCTGGATGAGTGCTGTGAGCTTGGTGAAGCCTATCAGGAAAAATCCGGTGATTTTTATACTGCGTATCGGAACTTTTGTAATGTTACCGGTGATTATGTGCGAAATTCTGCCGATTTTTATACTGCCATTGAACAAGCCGGGATTATGCGTTTTAGGAATCGCCAAGGCCGGTTTGTTAGCGGAATACGGCTGACAGAAAAAGCCATTTTAAACTAAAGCGTGACACCTCCGACACCTCCTACCCTAAAGTCTCTATAGGCCCTTAAAAATGAACCCCTATAGGAAGTTATAGTAACCAGGTGTCGGGGGTGTCACACACCTTGATGAAAAGCCAATACTAAACACCCTGACGGAGGAAATCATGCGAGAAAAAATAATCGAACAGCAGCTTGTACAGGCTGTAAAACATAAAGGTGGTATCTGTCCCAAATTCGTCTCCCCCGGATATGACGGGATGCCTGATAGATTGGTGCTGCTGCCCCATGGACGCATTGCCTTTGTGGAGCTTAAAGCACCCGGAAAAAAAATGCGTCCGCTACAGGTACATCGGAAGCGCCAGTTAGAAGCACTTGGTTTTCCGGTATACTGCATCGACAATAGTACGCAACTAGGAGGAATGCTGGATGCAATACAAACCTCATGATTATCAAACCTATGCCACAAACTTCATCCTAAAAAATCCAACGGCTGCCATTTTACTGGATATGGGATTGGGAAAAAGCGTCATTACCTTAACCGCTATAGAGCAATTAATCTATGACAGTTTTGACGTCCATCGCGTATTGGTGATTGCACCCCTACGTGTAGCACGAGATACTTGGCCAGCAGAAATCCAGAAATGGGACCATCTGCATAACTTAACGTATGCCGTTGCTATTGGTACGGCTACGGAACGAAAAGCCGCACTCTTGCAGCAGGTCAATATCCACATTATCAATCGTGAGAATGTGCCTTGGTTGATAAAAGATTCCGGCATCCCCTTTCATTACGACATGCTGGTAATCGATGAGCTTTCTTCATTTAAATCATATCAAGCAAAACGGTTTCGGAGCTTGTTAAAAGTTCGTCCCAAGGTAAAACGTATCGTAGGACTGACAGGTACGCCTTCTTCAAATGGCCTGATGGATCTATGGGCAGAGTTTCGCCTGTTGGATATGGGACAGCGACTTGGTCGTTTTATCACCCATTACCGGAGTGAATTTTTCCAACCAGATAAACGGAACCAACAGATGATCTTTTCTTACAAGCCAAAACCCGGTGCGGAAGAAGAAATCTATCGACGTATTGCAGACATCACCATTTCCATGAAAAGCAAGGAGTATCTGACCATGCCAGCATTAGTACGAAATGAAATCCATGTACAGTTATCAAAGCCAGAACGAAACATGTATGACACCATGTGTTCCCAGCTTGTGCTTTCACTAGATGGGAAAGAAATTGATGCCGTAAATGCGGCTGCCCTATCGAACAAGCTATGCCAGATGGCAAACGGTGCCGTCTACGATGAGGAAAAACGAATCATTCCCATTCATGACCGAAAACTCGATGCCCTGGAGGACATTCTTGAAGGTGCCAATGGCAAACCCGTATTGATTGCATACTGGTTCAAGCATGATCTGATACGGATTCAGCAACGGTTTACGGTACGAGAAATCAAGACTTCACAAGATATAACAGATTGGAACGCTGGTGTTATTCCTGTTGCTATTCTCCACCCCGCCTCTGCCGGACATGGTCTAAACCTGCAACAAGGCGGATCCACTCTCGTCTGGTTTGGACTAACCTGGAGCTTGGAATTATACCAACAAACGAATGCCAGACTCTGGCGGCAAGGACAAACCGATACGGTCATCATTCATCACATCCTGACTGCCGGAACCATAGATGAAACCATTATGAAATCATTAAAAGAAAAAAACAAAACCCAGGCTGCACTGATTGAGGCAGTCCGGGCCAACTTGCAAGGAGGCAGCCTATGAGTGTTATCTGGAAATACCTGAATAAACGGAGCGGCGCCATTGATGCCATCCGGGATTACGACAGCATGAAGTTCATCATCGAAAATACCAGCGAGGACATTAAGCAGGCATACGCTGCCATGACCAGCCTGCATCCGTCCGGCTTTGATGGGATGCCGCACTCCAGCAACCCACATGCAACAGAAGATCATATCATCTCCGGACTGGCAGACATCGACATTCTGAAAGAACGGTACCGGCAGGCTGTCGAGTACATGGCATGGTTCTCCAGCCTGCATGGGAAAAGCTGAGCAGCGACGAGCAATACGTGCTGCAAACTTTTTATGCCGACGAGGATGCACAGACGAGTGCCGTCTATGCCATCGCTGATCATTTCCACATCGAGCGGTCGTCTGCCTACAAAAGGAAGAATCGTGCATTAGCTAAGTTTGCCATCCTTTTGTTTGGGAAGACATGATGTCCAAAATCGCGGACGCATTTATCCATTTGACGTGTTATACTAATAGCATGAAAGTGTGAGAGAAGCCTTCGAGGGAGCAAATCCTTTGGAGGCTTTTGCTATGTGTTTATTATATTGACATTGTGTTGACATCAGCCAAAAATAATGCTATATTCAAGACAGAAATGGAGGTGTTGAATATGGTAAATACAAATTTGAATATCCGGACGGATAAGGAAGTCAAAAATCAGGCTGAGAAAATATTCAATGCTCTGGGAATGAATATGACGACGGCGGTAAACATATTCTTAAAAACAACGATACGAGAAAATGGCATTCCCTTCCGTCTCACTCTTGACGTTCCTAATGCAACAACTAGATCTGCCATTGAAGAAGGCAAACGAATCGCCATTGATAAAAAAGTAAAAGGGTATACCAATATGACAGATTTGCGTGTGGCCCTTGAAAAATGAAGTACGAAGTAAAATTCACCACTCAATTTAAGAAAGATTTGAAATTGGCAAAGAAGCAGAACAAAGATATAGATGTGCTGTTCTCTGTCATTGAGCAATTGGTCCAAGGAAAACAATTGGATGAAAAATATAGAGACCATGATTTAGGTGGAACATACAAAGGTTGCCGGGAATGCCATATTGATCCAGATTGGCTTCTCATTTATGAAACCAAAGATGATGTACTTGTTCTTCTGCTATATCGTTTGGGCAGTCATTCCCAATTATTTTAGCCACATGAGTAATGTAGCGGACGCATGTATCTGTTCGACGTGGTATACTAATAGCATGAAAAAATGTGAAAAGCCTTCGTGGGAGCAATCCCTTGAAGGCTTTTGCTATGTCTGGAGATGAGTGCTTTGCCTTGGAAACCCAAAAAGCCGTGCGCCTACCCCGGCTGCAGGGAGCTGACCGTGAACCGGTACTGCGAGCAACACCAAAAATTAATGGACAAACGTTATGACGCGTACGAGCGCAGTCCTGTTGTCAAGAAACGATACGGCAGAGCATGGAAGCGCATCCGGGACCGGTACATCGGAAAACACCCCTTATGCGAGATGTGTCTGAAGAACCACAAGACCACTCCGGCAACGGAGGTGCACCATATCCGTCCCCTCTCCCGCGGTGGCACCCATGACGAGGATAACCTTATGGCATTATGCAAGCCGTGCCACTCAAAGATCACCGCCGAGATGGACGACCGCTGGCATCATGCCAGAAAGGAATACCACTACGAATGACTACGCTCTGCCAGGAGGGGCGGTCAAAATCTCTGGCGCACCCAAATGCTAGACCGGTGCTGGGGTCACACGCACAAAAATTGCAGTTCAAACGGGGGATTTACCGCATGGGAAAGGAGTTGAACAGCCATGGCCAAGGACGGAACCAATCGCGGCGGCAGACGGATCCGCGCCGGAGACAAGCCGGAGGCGCTGGCCGATAAAATCGACAAGGGAAAAGCAGCCACCATTATCGACCTGCCGACGCCTGCCTTAGAAGGTGCCGAGTTAAACGATGCCGCAGATCTCACCGGCGAGGATATGCCGAATCCCAGTGACTATTTGTCTGCCCGGCAGCGGGACGGCAAGCCGCTCGGTGCCGACGACCTGTTTCGCCAGACCTGGAAATGGCTGAAGGACCGCGGCTGCGAACGGCTCGTCAATCCCCGGCTGCTGGAAGCCTATGCCCAGGCATTTGCCCGGTATATCCAGTGCGAGGAAGCCATCAGCACGTATGGACTGCTCGGCAAGCACCCCACGACCGGCGGTGCCATTACCAGTCCGTTTGTGCAGATGAGCCAATCATTTCAAAAACAGGCGAACCTGCTCTGGTACGAGATTTTCGATATCGTCAAGCAGAACTGTACCACAGCATTTGTAGGAAGTCCGCAGGATACGATGATGGAACACCTGTTGCAGGCACGGAAAGGAAAATAATTATGGAATTGATCAAAAAGAACATACAAGACCTTATCCCGGCAGCCTATAATCCGAGAAAGGATTTGCAGCCGGGCGATCCGGAATATGAAAAATTGAAACGCTCGCTGGACGAGTTCGGCTACGTCGAACCGGTTATCTGGAACAAGCGCACCGGCAACGTGGTCGGCGGGCACCAGCGCCTGAAGGTGCTCCAGCAGGAGGGCATCTCGGAAATTGACTGCGTCGTCATCGACATGGACACCGAAAAGGAAAAAGCCCTAAACATCGCCCTTAATAAAATCAGCGGCGATTGGGATACGGATAAATTAGCCCTACTCATTACCGATCTGCAGGGCAGCGACTTTGATGTATCGCTTACCGGCTTTGATCCGGCAGAACTGGACGACCTGTTCAAGGACGATATAAAGAATGGTGTACATGAGGATGACTTTGATGTGGATGCCGAACTCAAAAAGCCGGTATTTTCCAAGGCAGGTGATATGTGGCAGTTGGGAATCCATCGCCTGCTCTGCGGCGACAGCACCCAGCCGGAAACATACCAGCGATTGCTGCAGGGAACACCGGTCAATCTGGTGGTCACCGATCCGCCATATAATGTCAACTACGAAGGCCGGGCCGGAAAAATCAAGAACGATCACCTGCAGGACGACAAGTTCTACCAATTCTTATATGATGCGTTTTCCTGCATGCACACCGTCATGGCAGACGATGCCAGCATCTATGTGTTTCACGCCGACACCGAGGGACTTAACTTTAGGAAAGCCTTCTCGGATGCCGGTTTTTATTTATCCGGCTGCTGCATCTGGATGAAACAGTCGCTGGTGCTGGGACGCTCTCCCTATCAGTGGCAGCACGAGCCGGTGCTCTACGGCTGGAAGAAGAAAGGAAAGCACGAGTGGTACACCGGACGGAAGGAATCGACTATCTGGGAGTTTGATAAGCCGAAAAAGAATACGGACCATCCCACCATGAAACCAATACCGCTTTTAGCCTATCCCCTCCTAAATTCCAGCATGACCGGCTGCACTGTGCTGGATCCGTTCGGCGGCAGCGGCTCGACGCTGCTGGCCTGTGAGCAGACGAAGCGTCGCTGCTACATGGTGGATCTGGATGAAAAGTTCTGTGATGTGATCGTGAAACGTTACATTGAGCAGGTCGGCTCGGACGAACGGGTAACTGTGACACGGAATGGAAAAACGTATACCTATACTGAAGTGGAGGCAACATAATGCGTGTATTTATCAACCCCGGGCATGACCGGGAACGGGATAGTGGCGCTGTGAATCCCACTACCGGACTGCGTGAATGTGATGTGGTTGCTACGATTGGCAGTCTCGTCCAAACATATTTGGAAACAGCAGGCTGCGAGGTAAAATTATTGCAAAGCGATAATTTGGCTGGAGAGATACCGGAGCTGCCCTGCGTGGTGGATACGGCAAACACCTGGCCTGCGGATGTATTCGTCAGTCTGCACTGCAATGCCGACAGCGGTTGCGCCCGTGGTACGGAAACGCTTATCTATGCCAACGACAGCGGTTCATCTCCGCAGCTTGCCGCCTGCATCCAGTCGCAGATTGTGCAGAGCCTTGGTACGGTGGATCGTGGCCTGAAGGAACGGCCTAACCTGATCGTGTTGAAGGATACCACAATGCCAGCCGTTCTGGTGGAAACAGCTTTTATTGATAACGAGGATGATGCCGCGCTGCTCACGAATAACGCGGATGATTTCGCCCGGGCCATTGCCCGCGGCATAACAGATTTTGAAGGGAGATACTAACAATGGATATTGAAACGATTAAAAACGAACTCAAGGAACACATTCTGGACTCGGTGCAGGAGGATGCCAAGAACGCTACTATTTCCTGGCTCCATACAACGGTGCTTCCTGCAGCCAAGGAAGTGGCGGATGCCTACACAGCCGCCTTACAGGAATCTGCCGGTAAGGAAACCGGCTGGAACAAATTCCGCGATCAATGCTTCCTGCCGACGCTCATTGACGGTGGACTGTGGCTGACCGGAAAGCTGCTCGGTAAAATGTCGGCAGTACAGGAATAATACGTATAAATCATGGTACAAACCCCTTGCTATAATTGCCGGTTAGAGTGATATATGTACATGACAAAAAATGAAAGGGGTTTACTACCATGAAGATTATGTACCATGCACAAGGAAAAACACGTAAGGAACTGGCGGATGCCATCAGCACTATTACCGGAGCCGCCAAAGTGTATCAGGGGATTCCAAGCTATGCCTACGAAATTGACTGCTTTACAGTCGACCGCGACGGCAATCTTAATTTTGATGACGGTACAGAAATTAAGGATTTGCTCGAGAAACTCGACAGCATGGGATTCCATGCAGAACCAGCCGAACCAATAGTGGAAGAACCTGACGATTCGGCATCTAAGCAGGAACACATAGACGACTTGGTGATTGCCATGCCGCGCTCCTTTTTCACCGATACGGCACTGGAAAACCTGAAGAAACTGATTCAGGCAAAAAGCAATCTCATGTTAAAAGTTTTCCAAACTGATGTGCTGCGCATGCAGGTAACGGAGGATAAGGTGCTATTTCCCTGGTTCACCGGCTGCCCAGATGCCGATATGGTCAAAGCCTATACCCATTTCATTACGGCGCTCTGCCATCTGGCAAAAAAGCAGAAACGGGTGCTGGCAACGGAACGAGTATCAATCAACGAGAAATACGACTTCCGCTGTTTCCTGCTTCGGCTTGGTTTTATCGGTACGAAATACAAGGAAGAACGGAAGCTGCTCTTACAGCACCTTTCCGGTTCCTCGGCCTTTAAAAACGGCAGAAAGGAACACCATAATGAGATATCCGAATAAGGAACGATTGGAGCAACTGCACAGTGCATATCCTGCCGGAACGCGGATTGTACTGCTGCAAATGAATGATGCCCAGGCTCCGCCAATTGGTACAAAAGGAACGGTTGTCGGTGTGGATGACACCGGCAGCCTGCTGGTGCATTGGGACAACGGCAGCACATTGAACGTGCTGTACGGCATAGACCGCTGCCTTACAATCAGAAAGAAATAATCACACAATATCATAATTTGTACACCAAGACTGCCCACTTCGGCAGTCTTTTTTGTTGCCGCAAAGGAGGTGACGCTGCTTGCGAAAATTGAAACGCTATCGATCTACAAAATTCAAGGCCAAGGATTCCAAATACAACAAAACCATGGCGGACTATGCCGTGTCCTTTATCGAATGCCTCTGCCATACCAAGGGAACCTGGGCCGGAAAGCCGTTTGAGCTGATCGACTGGCAGGAGCAGATTATCCGCGATGTGTTCGGCATCTTAAAGCCGAACGGCTATCGGCAGTTCAATACCGCCTACATCGAGATTCCCAAGAAGCAGGGCAAGTCGGAACTGGCGGCAGCGGTAGCACTCCTCTTATGCTGCGGCGACGGAGAACAGCGCGCCGAAGTGTATGGCTGCGCTGCCGACCGCCAGCAGGCATCCATTGTCTTTGAAGTAGCGGCGGATATGGTGCGGATGTGTCCGGCCTTATCCAAACGGGTGAAACTCTTGGCTTCGCAGAAGCGAATCATTTACCTGCCCACGCACAGCTTTTATCAGGTACTATCCGCCGATGCCTACAGCAAGCACGGTTTTAACGTAAGCGGTGTGATCTTCGATGAGCTGCACACGCAGCCGAACCGGAAGCTGTTTGATGTCATGACCAAAGGTTCCGGCGATGCCCGAACGCAGCCGTTGTACTTTCTCATTACCACAGCCGGGACGGATACCCATTCCATCTGCTATGAAACCCACCAAAAGGCACTGGATATTATCGCAGGCCGTAAGATTGATGCCACCTTCTATCCGGTGATATACGGGGCCAAGGATACCGACGACTGGACGGATGTCAAGGTGTGGAAGAAAGCCAATCCCTCGCTCGGCATTACGGTCGGCATGGACAAGGTCGAGGCGGCCTGTGAATCCGCCAGACAGAACCCCGCCGAGGAGAATGCATTTAGACAATTGCGCCTGAACCAATGGGTCAAGCAGGCAATCCGCTGGATGCCGATGGACAAATGGGATGCCTGCGCGTTTCCCGTACAGCCGGATGAGTTAAAAGGCCGCGTCTGCTACGGCGGGTTGGACTTATCCTCCACGACGGATATTACGGCCTTCGTGTTAGTGTTCCCGCCGCAGGATGAAGCAGACAACTATGTCGTACTTCCTTACTTCTGGATACCGGAGGAAAACGTGTCGCTGCGTGTCCGGCGGGACCATGTTCCCTATGACGTATGGCAGAAGCAGGGATTCCTGCATACGACGGAAGGAAATGTCGTCCACTACGGCTACATTGAAAAGTTCATTGAAACCATGGGCGAGCAGTACAACATCCGTGAGATCGCCTTCGACCGCTGGGGTGCCGTGCAGATGGTGCAGAATCTCGAAGGTATGGGATTTACCGTCGTCCCGTTCGGGCAGGGGTTCAAGGATATGAGTCCTCCCACCAAAGAGTTGATGAAGCTGACGCTGGAAAAGAAGATCGCCCACGGTGGCCATCCGGTACTGCGCTGGATGATGGATAATATCTTCATCAAATCCGATCCGGCAGGTAATATTAAGCCGGACAAAGAAAAATCCACAGAGAAGATAGACGGTGTCGTAGCTACGATAATGGCTCTAGACCGTGCAATTCGCTGTGGAAATGATACAAGTGAAAGCGTGTATGACAAACGTGGCTTATTACTTCTATAGTAAAAAGTTATCTTTTTAGCCAAGTATCGTTAAAGTGCTCCCTGAATTCTTCTAAAATGTCTTCAAAACGAGTGAAGTGTTCTTCCTTTAGTTTTTTCGAAAATCCTATTGCATTTTCTGTTGCAAGGGCCGACCAGAAATATTGAACCATTTTTTCGGCATTCAACTTGTTCATTCTTGCAATAGTAAGATTGACCCCACTTTTTACATTTTTAGTAGCAGATTTTGAATTTAATACGGGATCAAATACTTTGTTATGTAAAAAAATCATCAATTCTTGTTCTTTAGTCATTTTTAGTATCCCCCTTATTTGATTTCAACAATAGCAAAAAAACTAATGGATTTCTTCAATTCGGCTGACAATGTGCATTGTAGCATCCCCGGTTTGTTCATAACAGGACGAGGACGAGAAATATTTTGCACCAAGTGTTTTGGGAAGATCCTTTTGTTTCGTAGGCTCAAATCCAAATGGCGCTAGTATCGTCTTAAGCATACGTCCGATAACAGTTCGTGTGAACTTGTCATTCAAGTCAATAGTAGGGTTAGCCTTATTGTCCATCAAGTGTTCAATTGGCAAGGCGCATGCAGTGAAGGCAGGTTGATTGTGTTGGCATGCTGCAATCGTGTTAATGATCGTTGTGTCCTCATTGAGCAGATCAAAGATTGCTATTGCGTCCGTATTCCCCTTAAATTTACTGCAGTTTGGGTTTTGAGTAAGAAAATCATCATATTTTGCTTTTGACATTATGAATCCCCCTTCTTGAACTAGTTAATTCACGCACGTATATTTACATGCTTTGTTTTACATATGTAATATAACATATGTAAAACAAATTGTCTAGTGGAAAGGATAAAATTTTATGGAATTTTTTAGTAAACTTTTTCGTTCACGCGACAAGCCGAAGAACTACCTGTCTACGGCCTTTACGTTCCTATTCGGGCCGACCTCCTCCGGAAACGTGGTGACGGAACGGACAGCTATGCAGACAACAGCGGTCTATGCCTGCGTCCGGGTGCTGTCCGAGGCCGTTGCCGGACTGCCGCTTAATCTGTATACACCAGATGGCGGCAAGGAGAAAGCCATTAACCATCCATTGTACAACCTGCTTCATGATGCTCCCAATCCGGAAATGACGAGCTTCATCTTCCGGGAAACGCTCATGAGTCACTTGCTGTTATGGGGCAATGCCTATGCACAGATTATCCGGAACGGCACCGGACAGCCGATTGCACTGTACCCGCTGCTTCCCAGTAAAATGGATGTCAGTAGGGCCGCCAACGGACAGCTTATCTACACCTACTCCAAGGACTCGGACGAGTTCGGTGCGGATAACCGCTGCCAGCAGATTTTCCTGTCGCAGGATGAGGTGCTGCATGTTCCGGGACTTGGGTTTGACGGACTCATCGGCTACAGTCCGATTGCCATGGCCAAGAATGCCATCGGCATGTCGCTGGCAGCCGAGCAGTACGGCGCGTTATTCTTCGCCAACGGTGCTACACCGGGCGGCATACTGGAGCATCCGGGCATCGTGAAGGATCCGGTCAAGCTGCGGGAAAGCTGGCATGCCCAATTTTCCGGTACGAACCGGCACAATGTGGCCGTGTTGGAGGAAGGCATGACATTCCAGCAGCTATCCATTCCGCCGGATCAGGCGCAGTTTCTTGAAACACGGAAGTTCCAGATCGACGAAATCGCCCGTATTTTCCGGGTGCCGCCGCATATGGTCGGTGACCTGGAAAAGTCCACCTTCTCCAATATCGAGCAGCAGTCGCTGGAATTTGTCAAATACACCTTGAATCCCTGGTGCGTCCGCTGGGAGCAGGCCATGAACCAGCAGTTGGTACTGCCGTCGGAACGCTCGCAGGTCTTTACAAAGTTTAATGTGGACGGCCTGCTGCGCGGCGACTATCAGAGTCGCATGAATGGCTATGCCATCGGCAGGCAGAACGGCTGGCTTTCCGCCAACGACATCCGGGAGCTTGAGGATATGAACCGCATCCCTGCCGAGCAGGGCGGCGATACGTATCTGGTCAACGGCAATATGCTGCCACTGGATCAGGCAGGAAAATTTTATACTGAAAGCGAGGGGAAAAAACCATGAAGAAATTCTGGAACTGGAATACCGATGACGATACCGGACGCATCCTTACCATTGACGGCACCATTGCCGAAGAAAGCTGGTTTGATGACGAGATAACGCCGAAGCTGTTTAAAAACGAGCTGGCATCTGGGCAGGGCAATGTCACCTTGTGGCTGAACTCGCCCGGCGGCGACTGCGTAGCGGCCAGCCAGATCTATGCCATGCTGATGGATTATACCGGACAGGTCCACGTCAATATCGACGGGATTGCGGCTTCGGCAGCCTCCGTGATTGCCATGGCAGGCACGACCGTCAATATGGCACCGACTGCGCTGATGATGATCCACAATCCGTTCACGATCGCCATGGGCGACACCGATGAAATGGAACGGGCCATTTCCATGTTATCCGAGGTCAAGGAATCCATTATCAATGCCTATGAATTAAAGACCGGACTCTCCCGCACCCAATTATCCCATCTGATGGATGCCGAGACCTGGATGAATGCAGGAAAAGCAATCGAGCTTGGTTTTGCCGACAACATCTTAACCGATAGTGATAGTAAACAAATGCATGATGCTGCCAGTATGGGAAGCTATTCCTTTTCCCGGCGGCAGGTCACCAATGCATTACTCAATAAGGCCATCGCCAAGCAGACCAAGCCAACACCGGCAGCAAACAAAACAACTATATCCGTAGCGTCGATGCAGCAGCGGCTGTCGCTCTTAACACATTAAATGGAGGTACCAATATGAGTAAATTATTAGAACTACAGGAAAAACGCGCCAACATCTGGGAACAGGCCAAGGCCTTTCTGGATGAAAAGCAGGCAGCCGGTGACACGCTTTCCACCGAAGATGCTGCCACCTATGACAAGATGGAAACCGATGTCATGGCACTGGGCAAGGAAATCGACCGACTGAAGACGCAGGCTGCCATTGATCTCGAATTAAGCAAACCGACTTCAACCGCTATCGTCAACAAGCCTGCAAAACAAGATACAATGAAGCATGGCAGGTTCAGTGATGCCTATGCACCCGCATTTTGGGACAGCATGCGCGGCAAGTCCCGTCCGGAAATCCGCAACACCTTAAAGGAAGGGGCCGATCCCCAAGGCGGCTACCTCGTACCGGACGAGTTCGAACGGACGCTGATCCAGATGCTGGCCGAGGAAAATGTGCTGCGCTCCCTTGCCCATGTGATCCAGACTGCAAGCGGCGACCATAAGATTCCGGTCGTTGCCAGCGAAGGAACCGCTGCATGGACGGATGAAGAAGCCGCCTACACCGAAAGCAACACCACCTTCGGTCAGGTGTCCATCGGGGCGCATAAACTGGGTACGCTCGTCAAGGTATCCGAAGAACTGTTGAACGATTCTGCCTTCGACCTGGAAGGATACATGGCGCAGGAGTTTGCCAGAAGGCTTGGCAATGCCGAAGAAGAAGCCTTCCTCACCGGCACCGGAACGGATCGTCCGTCCGGCATCCTCGTTGATGCCGCCGGTGCTTCGGATGGCTCGACTGCCGCCTCTGCTACGGCGATTACCTTCGACGATTTGATCGAATTGTACTATTCGCTTCGTGAGCCGTACCGCAAGTCGGCTACATTGCTGCTGCATGAAAGCACTGTCAAGGCCATCCGGAAGCTGAAAGATACGCAGGGCCAGTATATCTGGCAGCCTTCCGTCAGTGCCGATGTGCCGGATAAGATTCTGAACTGCCCTGTCGTCACCAGCCGGTATATGCCGCAGATGGCAGCTGATGCCAAGACGGTGCTGTTCGGGGACTTCTCCTACTACTGGATTGCCGACAGGCAGGGCCGCACCTTTAAGCGTTTGAACGAATTATACGCGGTTACCGGTCAGGTCGGCTTTCTCGGCTCTCAGCGTGTCGATGCCAAAATTGTTCTGCCGGAAGCCATCAAGACACTCAAGCAGGCCAGCAAATAACAGAAGGAGGGTGGCAGCATGGCAGTAACACGGGATGAAGCTAAATTATACCTGCGTATTGATAACGATGTAGAGGATGCCTTGATCGACAGCCTGATCCAGTCCTCCACGACGACGGTGGAAAATGTACTGCGCCATCCGCTAAGCGACTACACGACATTGCCAGAGGACATCAAGACAGCCATTTTGTATGGTGTGGCCTATCTGTATGAGAACCGGGATACGGCGGACTTCGATGCCATGATCAAGCTCATGAGGGCCATGCTGTTTTCCTATCGGGATGAGGTGTTCTGATGGATATCGGGGCAATGAAGCAGCGGATTGAGTTTATGGTGGAGGAGAATGTCTCTGATGGGCAGGGCGGGTATGATACCACGCTGGTCAGCAAGGGCAGTACCTGGGCCAAGGTAACCAATATCCACGGCGGGGAGTATTTTTTTGCCGCAGCCGTCCATCTGGAAAAGGATGTGTCATTTGTTATCCGATACCGCTCGGATATCTCGGAAAAATGGAACATTAAGTTCCGCGGGCAGAAGTATAACATCCAGTTTATCGATAATGTGAAATACGGGGACCAGTATCTGGAAATCAAGGCTACCCTGGCGGGGTGATGCGAATGACATGGAATGAAATACGAATCGGGTGTGCGGTGATCGGTGCCTGGCTGGGATGGTTCATCGGCGGCTTTGACAATCTGCTCTATGCCCTGCTGACATTCGTCTGTCTGGATTATGTTACCGGTGTATTATGTGCCTGCCGGGAACGGCAGCTATCCAGTGAGATCGGCTTTATGGGCATCTGCCGGAAGGTGCTTCTTTTTGTGCTCGTCGGTGTGGCCCATACGCTGGATGAGACAATGCTCGGTTCCGGCAGCGCCTTGCGGACTGCCACCATCTTGTTCTATCTGTCCAACGAGGGACTTTCCATTGTGGAAAATGCCGCACGGATGGGACTTCCCATACCGGATCGGCTGCAGGAAGCATTGAAGCAGCTGCGAAAATAAAATAAGAATATATACCATGGACCTGCTGGAGTCTCATCACTCTGGCAGGTCTTTTTTTTATGTCTTGGGTTCGAATAGCAGCTTATTTCATCGACTACAGATATAAGGGCTAACAAAATAGGTTTACTTTCCCCTATTTCATGGCCTATCTGTAAGGAGATGATTTGCCATGAACGAACAACTAAGCAACCATACACTCGAAGCAAATAAGCTACAAGCCGAAGCAAGGTCAATATCACAGGAACAACTGCAGCACGAAGTCGATTATGTCCGTGCCCAACACATACTGCAGTCCCTATTCCATAAAGGCCTGCTTTCTGCTAATGAATTTTCCAAAATAACGGCAGTAAACCGAAAAACATTTTCACCGGTATTAGCGGCTATATTGCCCTCTATTCCTTGATATATCCGGCATATAGAGGTACTATGTCACACTACAAGGAGGTGAAAATCCATGAAAACGGTGACAAAAATCGGAGGCCAGCTTGTATTTCCTACACCAAAACATAAGCTGCGGGTAGCGGCCTACTGCCGGGTATCCACTGATAGTGAGGAGCAATTAGTCAGCCTTGCCACACAACGAAAGCACTATGAAAGCTACATTACAGCAAATCCGGACTGGGAGTTTGCCGGTATTTATTATGATGAAGGCATTACCGGCACGAAAAAAGAAAAGCGTCCGGCCCTACTCCGCCTGATAGATGATTGCGAGCATAAAAAAATAGACTTCATTGTGACAAAGTCTATCAGCCGGTTTGCCCGCAATACCACCGATTGTCTGGAACTGGTCCGTAAATTACTGGAGCATACCGTTTATATTTATTTTGAAAAGGAAAACCTGAATACCGGATCGATGGAAAGCGAGCTCATGCTATCGATTCTAAGCGGCCTAGCGGAAAATGAATCGGTATCGATTGCCGAAAACAGCACCTGGTCCATACAGCGCCGTTTCCAAAATGGCACCTTTAAACTTGCTTACGCCCCATATGGGTATGATGTAATAGAGGGAAAACTGGTGCTGCAGCCGGAGCAAGCTACAATTGTAAAAGCTATGTTTGATCAAACACTCGCCGGTATTGGCACGGATGCCATTGCCAAGGAATTAAATGCAAAGAAAATTCCGGCTAAACGCGGTACCCATTGGACTGCAACAACCATTCGCGGCATATTGAAAAACGAGAATTACACTGGGGATGCTATTTTCCAGAAAACCTATACCGATTCACATTTTAATCGTCATCATAACCATGGTGAGAAAGATAAATACCGGGTGGAACACCACCACGAAGCTATCATCACCAAGGACATATTTGAAGCGGCCCAGCAGGTCATCCGGCAGCGTGGCAAAGAAAAAGGTGCGCTGCCACAGAATAAAAAGTACCAGAACCGTTATCCGTTTTCTGGTGTCATTCGATGTCATCAATGTGGTGCTACCTTCAAGCGGCGGATCCAAGGCGGTCGCAATTCCTATATAGCTTGGTGCTGCGCCACCCATGTAGCAGATGCCACAAAATGCTCGTTAAAATACATCAAAGAAACGGCACTGGAATATGCCTTTGTTACGATGATGAATAAGCTCATCTTTGGTCATGCCTTTGTTTTAAAACCGCTGCTTGCTAGTTTGCGTACCCTCCATTCGAACGACAGCATCACCGTCATTCAAGATTTAGACACAAAGCTGGCGGAAAATGCCGAGCATCAAAAAACACTGGCGTACCTGCTGACAAAAAAATATCTAGAGCCTGCGATGTACCAGAAAGGAAATAACGAGCTACTGCAGGAAGCTGAACAATGGCAGCACCAAAAAGATTCCCTTGTAGATTTTTTGAATGATGATAATAAAACGGTCCATGAAACGAGAGAATTACTGCAGTATACTTGTAAGGCGAAAATGCTAACGGGCTTTGACGAAGCAGTATTCCAACAATTTGTAGAACAAATTCTGGTCTACTCTCGAACGAACATCGGCTTTAAGCTAAAATGCGGCATTACGCTACGGGAAAGGCTGGTGTAAGCTATGAGCCATACACCGTTTGGGTACCGGATTAAAAATGGCAAAGCAATAGTGGATGTGGAGGAAGCCGAAAAAATACGAGTGCTGTTCCAATCTTATCTTGCCGGGGCTGCTCTGACTACGGCTGCGAAAGAAGCAGCGATCCACGTTTCCCACAGTAGCATTCACCATATCCTGCAAACGACGCACTATATCGGGGATGATTATTATCCGGCTATTATTGATGCCGATACGTTTACTGCTGCACAAAAGGAAATCACCAACCGGGCCAAAAAGTTGGGACGTATCCGGGAACCTAAAAAAGCGTCACCGGTTCTATACCCCACCACCTTCTCCCTTGCAGAAAAAACGCAAACCTATACTGATCCATTTCAGCAAGCTGAATATGCATACAGTTTAATAGAAAGTGAGGAATCCATACATGGAATTACAGACGCGGAATGTCACAATCATTCCGGCACGAACCTATCTACACCGAAACCATACTGAAGAAAAACCAAAATGTCGTGTGGCTGCTTATTGCCGGGTTTCTACCGACAACGACGAGCAGGCCACCAGCTACGAAACGCAAATTGAGCACTACACCACCTACATTCACAATCATCCGGATTGGAAACTGGCTGGAATTTATGCTGATGATGGGATATCCGGTACCAATACCAAAAAGCGGGATGAATTTAATCGCATGATCGAAGATTGCATGGCAGGTACGATTGATATGATTATTACCAAATCCATCAGTCGATTTTCCCGCAACACGCTGGACTGCCTAAAATACATCCGGCAGTTAAAGAACAAGCACATTCCCGTCTTTTTTGAGAAGGAAAATATTAATACGATGGACTCTAAAGGCGAGGTGCTGCTTACTATTATGGCATCCCTAGCCCAGCAAGAAAGCCAATCCCTAAGCCAGAATGTGAAGCTGGGCCTGCAGTACCGCTACCAACGGGGTGAAGTACAAATCAACTGCAATGAAGTACAAATCAACTGCAATCATTTTCTTGGGTATGCCAAGGATGAAAATAAACACATGGTCATAGTTCCGGAGGAAGCAGAAATCGTAAAACGCATTTACCGGGAATACCTTGAATGTGCCAGTATGCTAAAAATCGCCCGCAATTTAACAGCGGACGGGTTAAAAAACGGTGCTGGTCACACCAAATGGCGAGACAGTAATATCAGACAGATTTTGCAAAATGAAAAATATATGGGTGATGCCCTCTTGCAAAAAACCTATACGGTGGATTTCCTTACCAAAAAGCGCGTCAAGAATACTGGCATCATGCCACAGTATTATGTAAAAGATAACCATGAAGCCATTATCCCCCGCGACATATTTCTGCAGGTGCAGGAAGAAATGGTACGGCGAAGTTCTATTCACTTGAAAAACGGGAGGAAGTTGACCTACAGCAGCAACCATTGTTTTTCCCAACGGATACGCTGTGGTAAATGTGGCGAGATATTCCGCCGGATACACTGGAACAATCGAGGAAAGAAATCCATCGTCTGGCGCTGTGTCAATCGAGTAGACAATACTGGTAAATGCGATGCCCGCACCATATCTGAATCTGCACTCGAGCAGGTCTGCCTAACGGCCATCAATCAGGTGCTATGCGAGAAGAAGGATTTTCTTACCATGCTGCAGCATAATATTGAAACCGTTCTCAGCCATAACAATGATAAAACATTGGCAGCTATCGATATCCGGCTGGAAGAATTACAAACACAGCTTGTAAAGCTGGCAAGTTCCAAGGCTGGCTACGACGATGTTGCCGAAGAAATCTACCACCTGCGCGAACAAAAACAGCAAGCGCTGGCGAAAAATGCCAATCAGGATGAAATCCGCAGCCGTATAGAAAATATGGCTACATTCCTAAAAACAACATCCACTGCCATCACCCAGTTTGATGATTACCTCGTCCGGCAGCTAATTAAAACCATTACGGTGTTTGAGGATAGCTGTACCGTAGAATTCAAATCGGGTGTGACAGTGGATGTGGAGAAATAATCATAAACATAACAAAATGTTCCCTATAAAATTTTAAACATAAGATTGCTCACAAAAGTATTAATCAAATTGCTCAAGCAAGACAATCTTCAATACCATATTTTAAAATCAATCTTGCAAACTGTGTCCCATTAATAAGAATAATATCATGTGATTCAGCCATCATTTTGGCTTCCTTGTCAAAACAGTCTGTTGTATTAATCAATATGCAAATAGCTGATAAATTATCAGTCCTTTTCTGTTCTATCAGTTGTTTAATTCCATCTATTGCATTAGCATCATGGCCTCGTTTGTTTTTAGCTTGAATCCAGACTTGAGGAAAAGGTGTATCTTCTAAAATACCATCTAAAAGTGGAACAGATGGCATAGCAAACACTAAATCAATATCGCCACCTTTGTTATTATGCCGATTTCTTTTGATGAGTGTAAAACCATTTTTTTCGAACAACGATTGAATTAACTTTTCTAATTTATCTGCTCCCCAATTATTAATTGTATTGGGAATCCATTTTTTTAAGTCTTTAAAGGGTTGAGAATCCTCCAACCCTAATGCTGCTAGTTCATCTTGGGATGTTGTTAAATTCTTATTAGAATCTTGCAATAACGTATTAATTGCATTTTGAAATTTTTTATCATATACACTGTTGATTGGAGATCGATAAGCACCAAATTTTTTGACTATTTTCCGGCTATCATCAGAATAGTCATAACCAACAGTTTTTTTATATTCCACAGGAATAATATGGCGGAAATCATCACCATTGTTAAATTTAGAATTTAAATCATCATCAAACCGATATGATCCATTTACAGTAAGGATTAAAAATTGTCGCCAATCTGGTGCTTTAGGGACAACAATAATATCACCATTGTTAAAATCCAACATTTTGCTAAGTGAACTATATTTTCGTTTACAATACGATATCTCACTACCTGGCCATATTTTATCCCATGCTTTCAAAAACGCAGATTCATCTTGATCAACCCTCAAGCTGTCTGTTCCCTGCTGCATTCCCCATCCTTGACGAAGTTCACCTTTATCAATAGCGGATCTAACAAGTGGCTGCCATGACTCTTCATAATTGATTCTAAAAACGTAGTATTTCGGCAT